CAATGCGAACCAGCGTATATACCCCGTAAGTGAAATTAGTAGGGCTGTCAACACTCTTAACGATCAGATTCAAGGAGGATATTCAGTTCTTGGTGAAGTTGATCATCCAGAAGGCCTTAACATTAACTTAGATCGTGTAAGCCATATGATTAGCGAAATGTGGATGGATGGCCCAAACGGTTACGGAAAAATGAAAATACTACCAACTCCGATGGGACAGTTAGTTAAAACAATGCTAGAAAGCGGTGTTAAACTAGGTGTCTCATCGCGTGGCAGCGGAAACGTGAGAGAAGATGGCTCTGGCGAAGTTTCCGACTTTGAGATTATCACTGTGGACGTTGTGGCTCAGCCTAGCGCCCCTGGTGCATATCCAACACCTATTTATGAGCATCTAATGAATGCTCGTGGAGGATATAAGGCATACGAACTAGCACAGGCAACAAAACACGACGACAAGGCACAAAAATACTTAAAGGAATCGTTGATTAATATAATCAACAAACTCCAATAAATAGGAGAAACAATTATGTTGGACGCACTGAAAACACTTTTTGAAAACGATGTAGTTTCGGAAGAAATCAGAGCTCAAATTGAAGAAGCTTGGAATGCGAAGGTAACTGAAAACCGTCAATCGGTTGCCAGTGAACTTCGTGAAGAGTTCGCACAAAAATACGAACACGATAAGAGCGTAATGGTAGATGCAATTGATACCATGCTTACCCAAGGCCTTGCAGAAGAAATTCAAGAATTTGCAGATGACCGCAAGCAACTAGCTGAAGCAAAAGCTAAGTATGCAGTTAAAATGCGTGAGAATGCAGAACTTCTAAAAGGATTTGTAGTTGATCAACTACAAAACGAAATTCAAGAATTACGCGCAGACAAGAAGGCAATGGCAGAAAATTATGCCAAGCTAGAAGAGTTTGTTGTAGAAGCTCTATCTTCAGAAATTTCAGAGTTCCATGAAGATAAAAAAGACTTAGCTGAAACAAAAGTACGACTAGTACGTGAAGCTAAAACACACTTCGCTAAAGTTAAAAAGAACTTTATCGAAAGAAGTGCAGATCTAGTTTCTGAAACTGTGTCTAAGACACTTAATAAAGAAATTACTTCCCTAAAGGAAGATATTGATCACGCACGAGAAAACGACTTCGGACGTAAAATATTCGAAGCATTTTCGTCAGAGTACGGCTTATCACACCTAAATGAAAAGTCAGAAACAGCGAAGCTAATGAAAGTTATTAACCTTAAGGATAAGCAACTTGCAGAAGCAAAAACAATTGCTAAGAAATCACTTGTACTAGCAGAATCAAAAGAAGCTGAAAAGCAGCGACTAATTGAAACTGCAACAAGAGAAAAGAAACTTAATTCACTCGTTGGACCTCTTGCAAAAGACCAAAGAGAAATTATGACAGACTTACTGGAATCAGTTCAAACTAGCAGACTTGATGCTGCATTTGAAAAGTACCTACCGGCAGTTATTGACGGTAATTCTCCAGCAAAGAAGAAGGCAACACTAAAAGAAGGCAAAGAAATTACGGGAAACCGTGAGATAAAAACACAAGTAAGTAGTAACAACGCAGGCGACAATGTATTAGACATTAGACGTCTAGCAGGATTAAGTTAAGGAGAATCTAATGTCAGAACTACTAGAAAGCCGTTGGCAGGACACGAAGGTAGCCCTTCTTGAAGGCTTAAACGGAAACAAGAAAAGCGTAATGGCAACAACGCTAGAGAATACTCGCAAGTATCTTTCAGAAACTGCTACAGCTGGTGCTACATCTGCTGGTAACGTGGCGACACTAAACCGTGTCATTTTGCCAGTTATCAGACGTGTTATGCCAACTGTTATTGCAAACGAACTAGTCGGTGTTCAACCAATGACTGGACCAGTTGGTCAAATCCACACGCTAAGAGTACGGTACAGCGATACATCTGGAACAGGTGCAGGTGGCGCAACAGCAGGCGAAGAAGCTCTAAGCCCATTTAAAATTGCTGAAGCATATTCAGGTCAGAGTTTCAACAACGGTTCAGTTGATACCGGCCGCGCATCGCAGACAGCATCAATGGAAGGTGTTGCAGGTAACAGACTAAGCATCCAGATCCTAAAGCAAACTGTTGAAGCTAAAACACGTAAGCTATCAGCACGTTGGACTTTTGAAGCATCTCAAGATGCACAGTCACAGCACGGCATCGACGTAGAAGCAGAAATTATGGCTGCTCTAGCACAAGAAATTACAGCAGAAATCGACCAAGAAGTGCTACAGTCACTACGCGCACTTTCAGGTACTGCGGTACAAACATACGACCAAGCTGCGGTATCAGGTACTGCTACTTTTGTTGGTGACGAGCACGCTGCACTAGCTGTTCAGATCAACAGAGCATCAAACCTAATCGCTCAGCGTACACGTCGTGGTGCTGGTAACTGGGCAGTTGTTAGCCCATTTGCGCTAACAATCCTACAGTCGGCAACTACATCAGCATTTGCTCGTACAACTGAAGGCACATTTGAAGCACCAACAAACACTAAATTTGTAGGTACTCTAAATAACGCAATGCGTGTTTATGTTGACACATATGCAGGCGACGGTACATCAGTACTCATTGGTTATAAAGGTTCAGCAGAGTCAGACGCAGCAGCGTTCTACTGCCCATATATTCCGCTAATGAGCTCAGGTGTTGTTCTAGATCCAGCAACTTTTGAACCAACTGTGAGCTTTATGACTCGTTATGGTTATGTTGAGCTAACAAACACTGCGTCATCACTAGGTAACGCAGCAGACTACCTAGCAAACGTAGCTATCACAAGTGGCAACGTAAGCTTCAGCTAATACTGAGTCCGAAAACTAGAGAAAATAGGCCCTTCGGGGCCTATTTTTTTTCTTGACAATCTATTGGCTTACTGCTAGTATGTATATACAGATTAAAGGAAATACAGGCAATGAAAATTACACTACGCAAAGCAAACGCACTACAAGCAGCAATTAACGAGGCACTAAAAGAATTGGACCTAAGCACAGAGGTTACAATTAACGAGTTTGAAAAACCAGAAGAAGTGCTGGAGTCAGCACGCCTGCGTTTTAATTTTTCATTTGAAAAGCGCAAAAGCTTGCTGGACGCACTTTACGAAATTCGTCGTAATGTTGCAAACGCAAATTCGCAGTCTGGAATTAACGATGTTCTTGCACAAGTTGCAAGACTTGAAGCAGACATTAAGGTGCATTATCATAAGTCGAATACACCAGAGAAAACTGCTCTTAACGTGCTCGAAGGTAAGCTTTCGAAGATTCGCGACAGAACAGAATCTTCGGACTATTACCGTATGCGCGACGACGAAGTGCGCAACACTTTCTTTTGTGAAGAAGATGTAGACTTCTTTAAAGAATCTACAAAGCGAATGAAGAAGGAAAAGCAAAGCTTGCAAGACAAGTTGCTCGAACTTAACGTTCGCACAGAGATTATGCTGTCTGATGATACTGTTGGTATCCTCGAAGACGAAGGCATTGTCTAAAAGAATGTTTACTGCCTTTGGTTACTTGGCAGCATAACAACTTGTTACGATTTTGATGGTTAAGCGTTGATAGCGTAAATCATCCAGGAAGGAGAAAGAAACGAAACTAGGCACCGAGTATGCGGTACATACGATAGCGTCAAAGGCTTTTTATGCCTCCAAACTTTCGTGCTCCAGCTCTTTATTATACCTTAATAGGTTTGCATATTGCTAGCTGGAAATATGAACTGTATGCGTTTTGTTATTTGAACTTTGTCGCCGGTAGGTTATTCCAACTACCATGCAAATTGCTATAGCCTATTTTCAACTTTCTCCGACCTGTTATAACACTAAATACCTTTACAATAGAAAGGTATTGCAATGTTAGTTCACAAACATTTAATTATAAGAACAGAAGTTCTAAATCCTCCTGGCACAGATACTGAATGGGTAGTAGATTGGCTATCAGATTTAGTTTCTAAAATAGGAATGAAAGTACTCAGCGGACCGTATTCTGAATACGTACACGTTGAAGGAAACAAAGGCGCAACAGGCATAGTTATAATTGAAACTAGCCACATTGCAATACACGTTTGGGATGAACCTGATCCTGCACTCATACAATTAGACGTTTATACATGCGGACCTTTTGATCCGCATATTGTTTTTGATCACATACAACAATTTAATCCAGTAAAAATGGAATACAAGTACCTCGACCGTGAACACGGATTAATTGAGGTTGACTGCGAACCCTACACTAAAACGTAGTCAAATTCTTTGTTTTTCATAAAGAGATAAATACTATTGTCGTAAATCGTGCCGTCAATCGGACGGACTTATGCGGGATTGACCCACCGCGTAGACCTAGAACGTCAAGGAGAAAACAACATGGGACGTCCTCTAAATAAAAGATATTTTGGTGCTACTGCCGGCGCCGGAGATGGCAGAATTCCTGCTATAGTAAAAGTTGGTGCGAACGCAGTTTCAGAAACCGGCATTATTATTTCACAAAGATCAGAAACAAAATTTGTCGTTAATGACGCAGCAAACGGTACAGGTAATACTGGTTCTTGCTTACTAGTTGACAAAGATGTACCTGCAGACAACGAAATGGTTGTTAAAGGTTATGTTGCAGGCGGCGGCGATGGAGTGAATGTTCGTAAGTTCTATAACAGAACGGTAATTGATTTCAACGACACCCGTTACACATGGGAAGTTCAAGACGATTCAACATCGAATATTCTAGTACTAACTGCTCTGTAATAAATTAAAGTTAGGAAAAGTTTATGAGTAAGTTTTTAAGAATACCAAATGGTGACTACACAATTGAAACCCAAGACAATGGTGCAATTACTCTTGACGTCGGCGAGTTTGGCGAGGTTGTAGTTACTGGTAACATTAGAATTCTTGGACAATCAACAACTGTTGAGTCAATTGATTTAGACATCGTTGATAATATTCTTACTTTAAACAAAGGCGAAACCGGCGCTGGAATTACACTTGATGAATCGGGTTTGAGAATTGACAGAGGTTCTCTACCCGATGCATTCTTTGTCTTTGATGAAAGCGTTGTATGGTCCGATCCAGTATCAGAAACATCAATTTCTGGTGCATTTTCATTAAAAACACAATCAGGACAGGTAGTAGGATTAAAAACAAATTCCATTGCTACCGAAGGTGGTGATTTATATCTAATTAATAATGGACTTGGAATTGTAAGTGTAACTGGCACAACAAATTATGAAGAACAAGTTTTTGAATATGTAGCTGGAACTAACACCGGTACTCCTATTGATGACGATATTATACCTAACGCAAAGTCGATTATTGATTATGTTAACACGTTAATTGTTACAAATGTTGAA